TCTCGCTGCTTTACACACAGCGGAAACTCTCGCTAAGAGAGGCACCAATATCTGGCTCGAAGCTCGATACGGCTGGCGTCCACTGTTAGGTGATTTACGGAATTTCTGTAACTCACTTACTCAGTTAAACGCTCGCTTAGTTGAATGCAACGGGCCCAGTAATGGCTACATATCTTACTCTGAAAACAGAGTAAATATGGATCCAGCTCCGTTTTCCTTTTGGCCTCACAGCAAAGCGTCAATGGATTCCCTTCGCGACTCTACTGGTACGACAACGGTTGCTTTTGGAATGTTTACACTCCAGAATCAGTCCGACGTTGTAACAAAGAGTTCCGTGTTTGCCACCGCTCCGAGATGTAATGTTGCATCTCAGTCTGTTGTGGATTCTTTCAAACAGGCGATGGGTATCTCTGATTGGCGCGATGCGTTAGCCACGTTGTGGGAAGTGGTACCTTACTCCTTCGTAGTTGACTGGATTGTCAATATGAAGGGTTTGTTATCACCCCTTGATCGTGACTACCTGCTGGCGGAGCATCTGCCAACCATTGGATATGCTCAAAGCGTATCCTTTGATTACAGATGTCTATTCGGCACTTTCAACCACGACTACACTAATTATGTAGCTTGGCGGTTTGGAGGTTATAACCAGGTTCAATCTCGTCCTGGGTACATACGTACCTACGAGAGACACCCGGGATTGCCGGTAGCAGACAGTGTGATGCTTGGTAACGGGTTCACAGTTCTTCACGCGGTAGATGGTGGGGCATTATTGTCCCAACGTTTACTGCAATCCATCCACCGGCGGTAATACCGCCTATTCAGAAGGTTTTCTCATGGCTTCGTCTACTCTTGCACCATACTTGTCGAGTACCACGACAAAGTCCTTTTCTCTCGCCTCACAAGGCGCTGATCTGGTTCTTTGGCGTGATCCGACAACGTCGCGTAGTCTTGCACGGCCCTATACGGTCAGTCTTATTCGTAAGATCGGACCGCAGAATGCCAAAGGCAATGACCATGTAACGTTAAAGATATCACGGACTGAAAGTAATGCTGCGACGGGACAACCTGTTACGGCTTACTGCAGTCTTGATATTTCCATTCCTCGGGACACCAGCTGCATCGCTGCAGGTAATGTCCAAGAGCTTGTTGCTCTCCTCGGCTCGTTGCTATTTAATAGCACTGCGACGCCGGCGACACTAACCAATATTATTGCGTTAGTGAACGGAACGGATCTTTAGTATGTGCATCGATTCGGTGATTATCATAATTGTTAAGCACATATCGTTTATTCATGCCTTGATAGACATGATACGTAAAATGCTTAATAGTTGATAATCAGTGCTCCCTTGATTGGGAGCACACCGAGTCGTCCAAAGGTAGAAGCCATTGAGGGACAGTGAGGTGAACGATGAAAATCGGGAGCAACTCGCTTTGTTGCGAGTCGTCGCTGATTCCAGCCTTCTACATCAGCATCTTTAGAGATGCGCAATCACTATTCCCTTCTTACGCAACATGCGGTCTAGATCGTGATTATATTCTCTCTAGAATAAGTCATGAAGGAACCAAATTCTATTCACAGACTCTCCCATCACTGGGTAAAGCTCGAACAGTCTTTGATTACCTTACAACCCCTTGAAGTGCCCTATGGCTTTGAGAAGGTTTCTAGCTGCAACTACCCCAAATTATTGAGCTTCTTTTTTAAGATGCTCTTTAATTCTGAAGGTTTGCCTCTGTATTCAGAGAATATTTGTCGCGATGAGCATGCGAGCGCGTCTGGTGCAGTATTTTTCCTGCGCCAGGTGTTATTAGCATGTTCAAAATTGACGTCTTCTGAGTGCATGCAGTCGGATGAAGAAGCACAAGCTAACTTCGTTCAACGTATCAGCTATCCAGCTGATATTAACCTTTCATCACTCGAAATATGCGGTATGAGGAAACTCATACATGCTGTTTTCCATGATGAGGATGGTCGTCTGGACCCTACGCTAATACAATGGGTTGAAGAACCCTTTGGAAGGCATGGCCCAGGTGCGGTAGCACAGAAGGAAAAAGGTGGTCTCAAGTGGGACTTCGGGAAAATCACCGGGGTTGACCCTAAGTTGTACAAATTTTGTCCAACTAGTCAGCCATTTTCCGGGACTTCTCGACCTATATCTCGCTTTTCTTTAGTCCCTAAGGACTTTAGGAAAAAGCGCGTTATTTGCATAGAGCCTAAGGAGTTTCAGTTTGCCCAACAAGGGCTTATGAATATTCTTTACGATCTTATGCATAGGTCTCCCTTGACGAAGGCGTCTATCAACTTTAGGGACCAATCTAGGAGCCAGTCTCTCGCAAGAGAGTACGGGTACGCTACGATTGATCTAAAAGATGCTAGCGACTCTATCTCATTGAGATTATGTCGTTTGCTTCTTCCTAAAGACGTCTTTGCAATAGTGACACGTTATAGATCTCGTTTCATTAAGGTTGGAAACCTTGATGTGAGATCCGCATGCTTTGCTAGCATGGGATCTGCTTTGTGTTTCCCGATTCAGACGCTTATCTTTTGGGCTATTGCCCGGAGTGCGTGTGACTCGGCACACATATCAGGTCATATTCGTGTTTTTGGTGATGACATCATCATACCTGAACAAGCGTATGATAACGTCACCTCACTATTGGGTCGATCTGGGTTTCGTATTAACCACGAAAAATCATGTTGCAAGACGCCTGTAAGGGAGTCTTGCGGAGCATGGTATTTTGGTGGCTACGACTGTGCAATCACTCGATTACACACAGATCGTTGTGCTTCTCTTGAATCATGGCTAGCTTTAGTAGAAGCAGCTAAAGCTTTAAATCGCGCTTTCTTACCAGAAAGCTCGTTAGCCATTCTCGACCACTTGAATCGAGTTAGTAAGTGGACACCTCCGTATGGTCTATTTGGTCTTCCAAATAGTCCTGATGGGGTTAAGCCAAAAACTCGTCTGGATAGGGATATCCAGCAGAGAGTAGTTGAGATGCCATGCTACTCCTTAAGGCATGGTAGACCTGACATCCCACAAGACATGGCATTATATGCATGGCTTGTTGGCGGTGACACAAGGCTGTCTCAATGCAGTTCCGTGAAGGAAGACATTGAGTGGGTCATAACACAATAATTATTGTGTAGTGATAAAG